AAAAATAAAATGATCCCCAGGCTTAACTGCTCCGGATGTAAATAGACGACTAAATTCTTCAACTTGGCGAGACTTATAGATATTAGTGCCACCAAAATTAAGAAAGGCGCCAGGAGTAGTGGCTTTAGGAATATCTTCAGGACCACTAATAACTTGAACATCGTGTCCTCTCTTTCTTAATAGAGCAGGAAAGTGAGTTTTCCACTGACTAGTATATCTAGTTTCCACCGCTTCTAGATCAATAAGGAAAACTCTGGTCATATTAATATTCTTTCCTATCTGTTCTGTTTCTATTTCCTTGATAAGGTCTGCGCGAACGTTTACTAAACAGATATGCACTATAATTTGGTGCTTCTTTTTTATACAATTCTGCAGGATTGAACTCACGTAATTCAAATCTACACCAGTCGTGAAAGGCTTCAAGATCTTCCCAAACTTTAACAACATCCGGGCGATTAGCGAAATAAGAATAGTCCTTATAATTACGAGCCATTTTAGCTTCTTCCTTGTAGTTTAATACTTGATAAATGAACCATTTTCTCCATCTTCGGAGACCTCAATCCAGACCTCACGATCTGGATACTTTGCGTGAATCTGAGCATATAGATCATCGCTCATCATTTCACAACTCTTATAGTCTAGCGACAATACACCTTCGTTGCTAGAATACAATTTTTCCAACCATCGTTTAAATTGTATAAATTCCACATCTCTGTCATTATGGGTGACACTAATCCATACCCTAAAATGAAAAATATGGCGATGGGGATTAGCCAAAAACGAAACATCATATTCATCTCCTGTTGCTAGATTGGGATCCGTAGCGGCTGCGGGATATTTGTGGATACCTTCTTTGCGGAATGTGACCCAAATCATTTTATTTGGACGTATATCCTGTTTGATAATCATCGTTGTAAAGCCTCCATCATAACGATTTTACCTAGAGAATCACCGAGGTCTTGATCGTCTCGAATGACATGCATGGTGTTAAAATTTTGATCTTTACGACGATCATAGCTACGAGTCTCTACAACATAACCACCCGACGCTTTATAAATCTGTAGACGCATACCTTCACTAGAAAGCCTATCATGATCTGCTTCTACAATTTGAGGTACATCTTCTTCGAAGTCATCTTGCATCAACCAATTACGAATGCGTTGTCTAAATGTCAGTTTCATTTTTCTTGCCTTTCTAATCTTTCGCGGTCTATCTGCTGACTTTGCTGAGCCGATAGTAGCGATCGCCTGTCCATAAACACTCATTTGATTATCTCATCTTTGTCATATTGATCCCAATCTGTGAAGCGATCTCTTCCCAGAAGGTCCTGTAGGTTATGGCACCAAACCCCAGGATTGGTTGCAGAAAAATCTTTATCATCGATCTTTAGTGTAGCATTATAGCCTAGTTGATTAATATAAGGTAATTTTACACTGATCTGCGGAATAAATCTACGTTTTTCGGTAAGACCGCTCTCCAGCAATCCTTCCGTTTCACGGACATCGAAGTCTAGAGTACACCAAAGGTCATATTCCGAATCTAGGCAAACGTAAATCATGTTTTCCCAAGGACGCCAAGTTTCAGTATCACTAACGCCATTAGTCTTAAAACTTTGATTAGCACCAAAATAGATATGCTTGATATGTTTTGATTCGTCTAGATAAGATCTACTTTCTCTGACTATTTCTAGAATAGTTTCGGGTTCATGAACACCAACTACAAAAAGAGTTTTCATTCCATATGCAGGTGTATGCTCAATCTCTACTCCTGTAAAGAAAGTTATACTATCTGCCACCCCGGATTCATAATTTCTTTTCATTACCATGTACTTACATCTGTGATATCAACAGTAGTGTCGACGTCCTTATCGCTATCGTTGAATAAGTTGAACTTGACAACAACTGTAGGACCAATTCCGCTGCTGTTGCTTTCTTCCAAAGTAAACCATTCTACTTCTTTAAAATGATTTGCCATTTTTACAAGTTTCTCTATTTGTGATCGATTTAGTGTAAAAGTGTTAATCGTTTTCATAATCTTGGCGTTTTTGTTTATGTTTAAGTATAGTAATTTGATCTTTTAAAAGCAATCTTTCTTTTTTCAAAGTTTCTATATTCATATCATCATATACACCAGTTTTTTCCATTTTATCTATTTTTGCATTTAACATTCGGTGTGCTTCTTCGAGGTGTTTAATTTTTTCATGATACATAATATTTCCTTATTCAATAACAAGATTGTTTAATTTTTCGTCTTCTCTATCATCGGTCCAAGCAGTTTCTTCTTCAGTTTCTTCATAAAACAATGTATCCGCAATATTAGTTACTCCTCCACGCAATCGTGCGCCTTCGAGATTTTGTAAAAATCCTAAACGTTCTGCTTCTGCAATCATAGCAAAAGCATCATCTTTGGTCTCGAGATTAAACAGCTCTTCCGCAAATCTATCAAAATATAGTACGTTTCTCGGAACCCATTCAGAGATTTCATCACTTTTATCAGCGTCTTTGACTTTACGCCAGCGTCTCCAGTCTGGACGATGTTTGGCACATTCGATATCCATCAAGTTATTGGCACGTTGCACTGCACGGATATGGCATTCGACATTGTGCCCCATCATCAGTGCATAGGCAAATGAATCCCACGATGTTTTGCCTTCTTTGCCAATCTTGTTCAGCATTCCCGGAGCATAGTGGCAGATATCTGCGATCGTAAGTCTGCGACCGAAATCGCTTTCGAAAGGAAAAGGTATATCCTGCCGTCCGGCAAGACCCTTATTGTCCGGGGCTTTATCCATGATAACAGAGAATCGTTTAGAGGTATGTTGGGCGTTAGTATATACCAATCCGTGAGCTGTTGCGATAAAGGGACTTGCGCAGTCAAAGCTGATAGTGAAGTTTTCATTGATATGTTTCCTGATTTGTCGTTGAATGCTTGTAAGATAACAAGCCCAATCCAGCTGTGCAGTGCCTAAGAAGTGCATCCAATCTTTGCCTTCTAGCATACCATCAAATCGCATAGTGATTAGTCTGCGTAGCGTAATAGGCATCTTGCACATATTAGCACCACCCATGGCCCAACCTTCTGCAGCTCTATTTCCATACTTGTTAGTATCGGAATATTCTTTTACACCTTGATACCATGCTTCTGCGTTCTCCCAGTTTGAACCTTGTAGAACATTTAATAATTTTGTTCCACCTTCTGAAGACCCCAATCTATTATCAATAAAATATTTGTTGTTGAACCGAGTTTTGTCAAGACAGTCTTCAAATGTTTTCAATCCTGTTTTTGGTGAGTGAATGTGATCACAGGCCCAGGTCGGAACATCCAGCATCATCGACCAATCAGCAGTAACATCTAGCCAAGTAAGAATTTTTTCACGAACTTTATTAGCAGCAGTACCTTCAAAATCTTGCCAATCAAATTTGATAACACCTTTACCAATCTGATATCCACCGGAATCACCTAAGATCATAGTTTTTGAACGATCACGTTGTTGGATCATAGACTCTTGGTCTATGCTTTTTTCAACATCGAGTTGGGCGTGTCCTGCAGAATACAGAGCAAATTTGTAATAAAAATACCCTTGTTCGGGGTTAAGAAAATTCATACCTTCAATGCCACGATCGAATCCTTGAGGGATTCGACTATCTGGAATGAATTTTTCTAATCTTTGCTTTGCAATGTAAGTGCTATAAAAACTGCTAATCGCAGGCAAATATACCGCATAGTCTTTCTGCAATGGTGTTAAATCAACTGCTTGTTTGCTCATATTCTTTCGCCAATATTGTTGTAAGTTCTAATCTTGTCAGTGCCTGTTCTAACTGCTCTAATGCTATACGAACTGCTTCGTTATTTGAAGCAAGTTTGTACCACTCTTTTTCCTGTTCCATACGATTAATAGCCCATTCAATAGCCTGCTCAGCATCTGGTGCCAAGCTTACACTAGCTGAAGTACCACCCATTGTTCTCCAGCTAGTACCGTCATAAACTTCTAGCTGTCTCATATCCCCGTTAAATCTCAACATACCTGCACTTGGTGCAGACATACTGAAATAGGGATCATTAGTAGATCCCATATATGCAGTAATATACTTAGATGCTTGTGTAAAAGAATTAATCATTAAGCTGCCTGTGCTGGAATGATGTATTTGTAAGTAGCAAGACCGCTGTCTAGTGTAATCTGGATAGCACCTTCATTGCTTAATGACATCTTGGTATTGTTGACATCAGTGATCTTAAGAATGCTTAGAATTGGCAGAACTGGCCAAGTCCAACCACGATCAAGTTTACCTGCAACATTTTGTGCAAATACAAACTCACCGCCGTGTGTTGAGGCATCGCCGAAGATGAACTTTAGATTTCCTCCGTCTGTTTTTGCAAGAAATGTTGGATGCTCGTTGTTAGCACCTGCTTGAAAGTTAAAACGTTGCACCGCAGCCACGGTTGGCTCAACTTCAACATCCCACTTAACACCGCGGAACTTCACAGTCTTCATCTTTTCATTGATGATTTCCTGATTCATAAAGCGATAGTCATTCTTGAAGTCGCCGTCTTTGTTTTCAAAGTGTATGCCAACGGGGATAGTTTCGCCGTTGCGCTCTGCTGACGTAATAGTGATCTTTGCATCTTCTTTATATTCAGCACCGTCTAAGAGATATTTGAGTTTGTTAAGTTGAGGCATGCCAAAGGTACCAATCATATCAGGATATGGATTGGCAGTAGTAGCCTCCATAATTACTGACCGATCATCAGCCATAGAAAACACACCGGTGCCTTCTTCTGTGCCTGTGATTTTAACTGTGGTTAGAAAGCCTAGATTTTGAGTGTGGCTTACAATGTCCTGGAGAATATCTTTCATTTTTTTTTCCTTTAGAAGTATAATAAGATTATATTTAGATCTTGAGTAAAAATCAACCTTGAAATCACTCAAAATCAAAAAGTTTACTGAATGTATTGTCTGACCTTGTTGAACTGATGTCCCATTCCAAAACACCAATAAGGTTTTCTAATTTTTCATCGATAACAGTAGTTTCCATTTCGCCATCGTCAAAAGGTAGATCTTTGAACCATTGAGGTAATCGCAACTCGTCAACCGGATACGCTACAGAGGTATATGCCATAGGATTGTCTTTGAGCTTACAGACAATAACTTTAGCACCATCGACTATTTGCATAGAATACTTGTCATCCATCATACGCTTCAAAGTATTCCAGTTAAGACTAGCACGAACGTGCCCTGGCATATTGGCTTTGCCCTGTTTCTTTTCTTTAGCAGCGTATTCTGTGATATTGTTAGCACGTTTAGGTGAACCTTTTTCCCAACCAGGTCTAGTTTTAAAGTCTGTTCTGAAGTCTGTGATATATTCAAGAACTTCTTCTTTGCTTATGCCTGTAAGAACTTTTGTCAAAACTTCTGAAAGAAAGTCTTGTATTACAACAGGAGTATCGGATCTTTTGAGATCTAGACCCATGGCTTTGATTTTGCCAGCAGAACCGCTACTGTCTGCTCTTTTGCCTTCTTTGTCGTAGTAGAGCACTGCATATCGCTTTTTGGTGATAAAGAGACCTTTGCTTGCAACAATCTCGCGACCTGCTTTGATGACCTCTGCTCTAGATTTTGGACAGTGGAAAGCATCTTGCATGAATTTGACGAACGTACCATTAACAGTTTCTCCTATAGTATCATAAAGTTCTATTACCGATTCTAGAGTCCAAGGAATTATTCCTTTTTCGATATCTTTTTTTAATGTTGAATATGCTGAAAAATAACAAGAATCAGTATCTCCGTAGATAACTGCTTTACCTACATGATCGTATTCTCCAGTGATAATTTCGTTAACTTTACTTGCCATGTGTTTGGCAACTTGTCTACCAGTAAGAGTTGTGCTTTGTCCAATCCTATTATCAAAGAAACGACAACCGGGATTAAGAATAGCACCGTAAAGACTATTCAAGTTGATCTTCTTGACCAACTGTCGCTTGTCCCAGTATTCTTCTTCAATTTTGTTGCCAGCTTGCACACATTCTTTGAGTTTGGCCTGCATTTCTTTACGTTCTTTATACCAACGTGCTAGTAATCCAGGAATAACACCTTCAACTTCATATGTAAAAATAGTACCATTAGCAGACAGCATCCATGGCTGATTGTTTTCAAATACTAGATCATAAATCTGTGCTGCGCTTAGTATATCGGAACCACCGCCTTCCCAATCTATGGTAATTTCTCTACCTACTTCTCGATTTATTACAGCGATATATTCCAAACTACCAAATATACCTTCCCATGCAGCAGCAAACGATTTACCCTTTGCCATCTCTGATTCGAGATGAGCTTTAGTGCCGTCCTGACGTAATTGTCCAATAATAGTTTCCGGGCCCATGTTTAAGGCGCGAATGGCTGACGGATATAGAGAGTTAATATCAAGAGAACCAATCCATTCATGGATACCTTTTTTAGGATACGCAACATAAGCGCCTGCTGCCTGTGTATCACCGTGCTCTTCCATCTTCTTACGATTAGGAACGATCATACCTCTACGATGTGCCTCGTTAATGATCGCTTGTTCAGTAACTGCTACTGCACCCATGGTTGTCTGCAGAAGCACTGTATTTTCATGAGCGATTTTATTAGCAAGGTCTAGAAATTTTAATTTTTTATCTAACTTATCTAATAAAGCACAGTCTTGCCTATTGTATTCAATAAACTTTCGAAAATCATTGTTGTATAGTTGATCCAGTGTACCTTCATAGACAGTTTTGTTTTCTCCGATCTCCATTTCGCCAATAGCATCTAGACGATAAGTATGTCTTTCTTCATAAGTGTATTTTCTGTAAAGCTCAAGACTATCTAAATGTACACGGCCAATTAAATCATAAGTGACTGCGGCTTTGCCATATTTTTCGTATTCTCTCTTCTTGGGATAGCAATCCCACAAACAAAAACGTTTAGTATCTTCTTTGCTTAAGACTTTGATAACACGATTAACAGTATATGGAATATCAAAACCCTCCGAATTCCAGCCGCTTAATACATCGGCATCTTGAATGAGATCTAAGAAAGTATCTAACATATCTGCTTCGTTATCGAACAACATAGTGTTAGAAAATTCTTCTACGGCTTTCTTAGCTTCTTCCATATTCATGGTCTTAGGCGGAATAGCAAGACATACTAGTGTATCCATCCATTGCAGATAAACAGCAATAGCAGTTATGGGCATAAATGCATCGTCGGGACTTGCATATCCGCGCTCTGGATCAAAGTCTACCTCAATATCGAAAAATGCAACATTAAGTTTTGGAGCATCTTGATTTAGATAATTATCTTCTAAGCAACGATAGATGGGATTGATATCTGATTCATATAGTTTTTTATTACTATGGATGGCTAGCTCTTTGCGTAGTTCTTTGACATTCTTACAGCTGACACGGCTCAGAGGTTCGCCCTTGATGCTTTGAAATTTACCTTTAGGATCGTAGTAATAGAATAGGTGTTTGGCAGCGTAGTCTTTGTAATGCCTCTGCCCTTTGGCATCGCGCTCAACGACACGAATTGTATCGTCGTCGCGATCATAGAATGCGTCAACGTAGCTCATCTTTTCTCCTTGCGATTTGTGGCTCGCAAATACCCTCTAATCATTTATAGCTGATTAAACTTTTCACACAGTTATTTATTTTCTGTACGATAGTCAGAAATTTTTTTCGCATATTACAGCAATTTTCAAACTGATATACATAATCGCTGCTGTTATTATTCCCATAGATATCCAATAAGATAATAATGTAAAAATTATTATTAACATTATTGCAATATCATTCTTATTAAACCGATAGAATCTATGCTGACTAACAATAAATAGTTAGCCAACATCCCAAATGATTTCCTAGTAAAAGCAGCCCAACCATACATAGCACAACCAAGGATCCATATAGGATATAGTATAAGTAAGGGCGGATTGGGGACTGTAAAAGCCATGACGATCGAACAACCAATGCTAATGAACCAAGCAAAAAGCTCAACAGTAAAACGAATAGGGTTGGAATTCCAATCATCCTTTATCCATTCTAAGGTTGGTCGGAAAATATCATTGATCATTTAATCTTTCTCTGGTAATTTCTTTGTAACGCCTAAAATCATTTCAATCTCATCCCATTCTTCTTCGTGAGATTTCCAATTGTCTTTATGTGCAATCTTGATCGCTTTATTGATAATACTTGGTTTGACCTGCAGCTCTTCTGCTACCGCTTTGACAGTTTCTTTAAGACCTTCTTGTAGATCTTCAACTTCACGAAGCACATTGCTGCCTTCGTTGATCAGTCTTTCTAATTTTGCTCGCTCTTCAGGACCGTACATTTTAGCCATATAATATCTCCTTATAGAGCTATTATATAGTCAATAAAAAAGCCAGTCAACCTATGACTGGCTTTTTTAATTACAATTTTTAATTTAATTATCTCATATTCGCTGCTAATTTTATAGTTCTGCTTGCATACTTTGGATTGGTTTGCATAAACGATTTTACTTTTTCGATCATTTCGCCAATTGTATCATTTAAGTTTGCTACGTTTTTCTCATAGAAAACAAGATCGGCATCGTCAAAATAAAGAACGCGATGAGATTGATCCGGAATGCCAGCTTGTTTAGCAATAAATGGGCACATCATATCTCTTGAATTATGTTTTTCATAATAATCCATACCAGTAGCATCTAACGGCGGATTATCTGGATCAATATCTCCTTCATAATCATCTCCGTATTCATTTAGTTTTTTTTTTGATTTTCTGCCAGTACGTCGTACATTTCGAACTTGCCGCCGTTACGCTCATAGATCAAACCAGCATATAAATCTGCTTTCATACCTTCACCCAATTTATTTTTTGCAACACGTTGCGCCCAATTAAACAATTCAGTGTCTAATGTATCGATCTGTTGTTGTCCACCGCTTTCCTGAACTAGCTTGACCATGTCTTTGAATGTCATGACTGTTTCAACTGACTCAGCAACTACTTTCTTAGACGCTTTGACCGATTCATTTTTCTTGCCACCGAAATATTTGGCCTGCGCAGCACTCATGCCCTTCTTGCCACCTTCTTTCTTATCGCCGCCTTTAGATTTGGCAGCACCTTTCATAGGCTCTTTCTTGTCACCGTCTTTGTCGAGATCTAGGAAATCTGGTTTGGCTGCTTCGCCCATTGGTTTTTTCTTCAGACTTACGCCAGGTGATTCTGCACGGCGTTTTGCTTCAGCTTCTCTTTCTGCTTTTTCTTTTTCTGCTTTTTCTTTAACACCAGGCTTAAGAGTCACAGCTTCTTCCATTTTCTTTTCTTTCTTTTTCTTAGCGTCTTTTTCTTCTTTCTTAGCTTCAACCATCTTCATGAACTTAGATTTGAATTCAGGCTCAATACTTTCTTTCTTTGCTTTTTTAGCTTTAGGAGCATCATCATCTTCGTCTTTTTCTTTTTCATAAGAACGTTCATGCTTTAGTCCTGTAGCAGTTTTTGTCATCACGCCTTTAGAAGTTTTAACTTTGTCGCCAACTTTCTTAAGATCTTCTTGACCTTCATCTACTTTATCTTCTTTCTTTTCTTCGGCTTTTTTCTTAGCTTCTGCAATGTAAGAAGAAGTACCAGCTAATACACGTAGTTGTGCATCCTCATTTAACTGCACAGCTTTTTGTAATTCCGGAGCAGGGATAGTGTTAATTTTGTCATCTAGCTCGCTGATTTTTGTAATAAGTGTTTTAAAGTCCATAATGATGATCCTAAAGTTTTATAATGTATTTATCTTTTGACGTAATTGCCTTCACCAAATAAACTGGCACGTTGATCTAGCGCATTTTTAGCTGTTCCGTCTTTGTTTTTAGGCTGAACTACTTTTGGTTGGGGTGGAGATTTAGTACCACTGCCACTTGTAGGACTTCCTATATAACTTTTTTTACCTCGGGCTTTTCCGGGGCTGATATGTGGATTTTTCACCGCCGCAATATTACCTGCACTAGTAGCACCTGCGGTAGCTGATTCTAAAATATCACGTATTTTCATAATATATTATTTATTTTTTCCGCTCTTCATATTAGCGCACCAATGATACATTTTGGCTTTTTCGCCCGAAGCATTTTTAGCACGTTTGCGTAAATCTGTAACGGATCCATTGCAACTAGCACCAGCACGCTTTACCCGCCCAGGACGACTTTTACCCTTAATTTTACCATCAGCAAAGTTTTCACGCATATATTCAGATGCATTTCCTATTGAGTTTACATGCCAAGCATAGAATCTTGTGTTGGGATGATCTTGTTTAAGTTCTATGAAAGTATGTAGATTAGGTTTAGCATCATCATACATAATAGCTTTGGTGTAATTATCTTTATCTAAAAGATTTTTAATGATGGCTTTTTTACGTTCTTCTGTAGTACCTTGTTTACTATTACCTGCACGATAAACATGTACTTTATCTATGTCTACGCCATGTTTGCGGAAAGTGTCTAAAAATAATACTTTATCATCAAAGTCTGCTCTAGCCGTAACCATTACTACTTTATTCCCTGTGGCGATATCACGCTTTAGTTGATTCATCATAGGTATAATTGGTTTAGATTTTTCAAAGAATTCTTTGGCATTACGGAAATCTTCAAAATCAAAACTCTCTTCAGGCTTTAGTTTATAGTGCGTGAAGTCATGACTGTTTAAACTGTCAACCACCCGTCCATCTTTAATTACATGTACTTTTGTTTGAGTATTGACCAATGTGTCGTCTATATCAAAGACAACAAGTTTCTTTGGTTTAAATTCAGTACCTCTAGATTTTTCGTTTGGATGTTGATCTTCGAATTCTTTTCCTTGTAATTGTACACCTACAGTATCTTGCACCAATTTCCAAGCTAAACCTTTTTTACCTTTTTCTAAAAATTGCTTAAATAATTCTTTTTGTTTTTCCGAAGCAGTTTGGAAAAATTTGGACAGCTCCATAATTCCTATATTTCCTTCATATGACGCTTCTCCTACTCCGTCGCCACTATAACCAGAATCATAACCATAACCACCGTATAGTCCTGGACCATACGCTGCCCAGCGAGGTCTTTTACGTCTTTTTTCTAATATAAATTCTTTAGCTCTCATATATCATACTGAAAAACTTGATCCGCATCCACAGGAAGTTTGTGCATTTGGATTTTTGATGCTGAAATTAGCGCCGTTTAGATCCTCACTATAATCGATTACAGCTCCTGTTAGATACTGCATACTCATGGCATCAACGACTAATTTCCATTTCTCATCTAATGATATTTCGAAATCATCTTCGTTCTGTTCTTCGTCGAATGTGAATCCATATTGAAATCCACTGCAACCACCGCCTTGGACAAATGTGCGAAGCATAAGGTTTGGATTGTTTTCATCAATCAATAAGTCTATGACTTTCTGTTTTGCATTTTCAGTTATTTCAACCATTTTTATCTCCCACAGGTTTTTCTCCGGTTAGATAAGGTAAGCTAAACCACAACTGAAACCATTCTGGAGTTCCAGGTTTAATATTGTGCTTACGCATGAGTTCACCTTTTTCATTACCAGTGATACTTATGTTGCTACCACCATAGGGCTGGTAGCCTTTGAATTCGTTTATTCCAGCTAGACGCTTAAGGTCATTTAGTTCTAACATTTTTAGCTGCACCTTTGCGTTCTGGATTAGGATCTTCTCTGCGTTTACGAGTTGCCGCGGTGGCACGCCCTTTTTTTCCTAGGCTGTGAGCTTTACTTTGTGGCAGACATTTAGGTTTACCTTCTTTATCTGAACCTCTAGCGCAGTTTCCACGAATCTTTCCATCAGGACCAAATCTAACCCATTTATCTTTAAACCATTGTTTTAGATTCTCGTGCATTCCGAAATTGCCGCTCATTCGAACTTGTTCTATGTCGTTTTTTTCTGCGTATCTATCTATATAAAGAGCTATTTTAAAATCTAAAATTGTTAAGCCCTCTACATCAAAAGTTGATGTGCGAACTTTTACTTCTGCAACATCTTGAGTTACTTCAGTGAAATGATCCATCTTTTCTGAAAGACGATTTATAAAATCAATAAATTTAAAAGCGTGTCTGTGATCTTTAGCTACGTATTTGGCAGTGAGATATTGATGATCTAGCATTTCCCAATCGGGCAAAAACTTAGATTTTAAGTCGTTTAGATCTTCTTCTTTAGGAACAAAGTTTTCTATCGGAACTTTTCTAAAATCTTCTATTTCAAAAAATCTCATTTTTTACTCTTATTACCCCAATTCTTAGCACCTTTCTTGCGACACTGAACTAATGCACCCGAAGCATATGCCGAAGGCCATACTTTATATCTGCTGCGAACTTTATGATAACAGGCATCCTGTTTTTCATTTATTAAGCTTTCATGAAAGATAGGACCACGGCAATGCGGACATTGATTAAAAGGGATATTGGTATCTTCCGCCACACCTTTTTTCCTAATGCCAAGTTTGTCAGCAGGATTGCCTCCACCAAACATATTATCAAAAGCACCACGTGCCTGTTGTTTGGTATCTGCTTTTTGTTGTTTGGCTACCGGTTTTTTACCTGTGATACCTTTAAGCATCTTATCAAACTTGTTATCACCTGTGGCTTCCATCATGCTTTCATCATACTCATCACGGCCCCAAGGTTCACCGTATATCTTTTTCCAGTTTTGGTTAAGTGATAAACCGTTGTCTATCCAGTATTCACCTAACTGATCTTTTAACTGTGTGTCACCTTGCAAGTATGCATCAAACCCCGACTTTAGTCCTTTTAAGAAACCATCACGCACTTGTGCAAAATATGTAATGTCAGCTTCCTGACCTTGCCAGTGGCCTGATTGCTCCAAGTCTTGTTTTGTCCATCCAGCATCTATTAGATCCTGTGTTTCTTCTTCTTTTTGTTGAACAAAATCAACCACAAAGTTTGCAGTGACAGCATAGTAATTTGACGAAGAATTACCGCTTGGCGCAAACTCATTTAATGTGCCTTCCGCCACACCTTGCTCTCTGGTATATTGGCGATCACCGATAGTTTCTAAAGAACCAGAAACAACTGGATTACCATGAGCATTTTTCTGAGCTTCTTCTCGTGTCTTATAAGAAGCTAAGACATTGCCATCTAATTTAGATACAACATGATATTGATACGCCGAGCCTTCCGCCACACCTTTTGGTAAGACCCGAGCAACACCAACCCGTTGGTCTCGAGGTTCCGCAGGCTGCTTACCTCGTTCTTGCTCTCGACGCTTTTTTGCAGCAAGATCTGCTACACTGCCTCGGCGTGGTTTTTTTGGCTCCGTAGACCTGAATGGACCTGCTTCATCTAATTTTTTAAAGATATCGTTTACGAACATGATTAAATCGCCTGTTGTCTTAGTGCTGCTATCTGTGCAGATAGATCTTCTATTTGTCTCTTTACGCCAACTTTCTGTGCTGACATCTGTTGTAGGCTCATAGCCTTTTCTACCGGATTAGCACCTTGTGGGAATTGTTTATTCATATCCGATAGTTGAGCACGAGCACCTTGCATTTGTGCTACCAAACCAGATATCTGACCTTTTAGTTGATCTTTAGTTGCCTTTTCTTGTTGGCCTCTAGCAAACACTTCTGCAGGGTTCGTAGCAGTGTCATTGCCAATACCAGATCCGGGTGCACCATATTCCATAAATTGTTGTCTTAGAATAGACTCGATATCTTCTTCCACACTTTCTGCTGCACCGCCGTCACCTACCATACGACTGCGAGATTTCTTAGCGGAATCTTTACCTCGCCAATATCCTGGCCAAGTTTGACCTGTAGGCTTTCGCTCGGCTGCTGCCATTGCATCCATTTTTTCTAACAGCACTTTTATGTTACTCATTAATAAATGCCTTTGCCTACTGCTACTCGCTTTGGCTTATGACTGTTACCTATCTTTTTTGGTACACCAGATGATCGTTTGTGTGCAGGACCTGACATTGATGTCGCAATACTACTAGCGCCGCTAGAACCACCAGTTGCCGTTTCTCTTAACTTGTTTTTGGTTTTTTCATTTACTACACTACCAATTTCTTGTTGCGAAGGAACTCTACCAGCAAAGCTTTGGGTTTTTCCTGCAGG